TTCTTCTTATACCCAAACAAAAATCCTGCAACAATTAACATTACTGGAGTAATTATAGCAAGTGCATTATATTCTTTAGTCAAAACACTTGATATTGCTACTATAGACCATACTCCAGCAACCGCCAAAGCTAAAATTGTAGTTAAAGTTTCTTTACTCATGATTACGGCTCCATGCACCTAAATAAAATCCTAGCGCAAAAGAAGCCGCACAAGATAATATATAAAACAATAACCAATATGAAATTATGCTTGCTGCTATCATTTTATGCTGTCTTCTATAAGTTTATTCCATTTTTTGTACGCATCATTCCAATTATATTTTAATGCATGTTTTCTTCCTTTGCTTCTTATTTTTATTAATTCTTCATCCGTTGCTTGATCAACTAAATATATTAAAAGATTAATCCATTGATTTTGATAATTAAGATTCATTGGCCAACCCTCAATACGAAGGTCTTTAATAGCAATTGTTTCTTTCAGGGCTGCTAATTCAGAAGTTACTGGAATAACTCCTGCCGCCTGAGCTTCAAGAGCAGTAATACAACATGTTTCCATAAATACTGTTGGATATGCCCAGAAATTAGAATTATACATTGCCTTTACTAATTCTTCTTGATTTACTCTTCCATGAGTAAATATTCCGCCTTCTTCTCTTCCTAAGTTATTTATTTGCTCTATAATTGACGCCTTAAAATGTTCTAAGTAGTGAATTTGTCCCGATTGACGATAAATATTTATAATTTTGTCGATCATGTTCCAGCCATAATAAATATGAGCTTCTGCTTTAGGCCATCGCTCTCTAATAAATGGCCAAAGAGAAAGAAGTGTATCTAATCCCCTATCTGGAGAAGATGAATATATAAATTTTGGCTCTCTAGATACATCTTGCGATCTATCTTTTTCAAATCTTTCTATGTTTATTCCGTTTGGAATTGTTATTAATCTATTCTTACTTATTCCATATAGCTTATGTAAGTGATTTATATGCCATTTCGTCAATCCAATTATATAATCTGGTCTGTCAATAATTGGATTTAAACCTGATCCTACATTTACATCATGCATCCATAAAAGTTTCAATTTCGCGTTAATATCAACTTCAAAAGGAGCCGGTGATCTAGAAGAAATAAAAACTGTAAATTTTTCTTCTGGTAAAAGCTCATTAGAGTCCCAATATTCAACATTCTCATATATTCCCCTGTATGTTCCTGGAGTTCCAAATACAACGGTTCTCCAACCGTCAGCAGCAAATCGTTTTGTTAATTCCATCACGCAAAGCTCAGCTCCTCCAACTCCGCTTTCTTCTGCAATTTTAGGATGCCAGGCTTCTGGAATTGGTGGAATATAAAAACAAATACTTTTTTCTGGTTTAGTTCCTCTTAGTCTCTTCCTTTCATCTTTTGAATCGTCCTGTTTTCCTTCTTCATGATTTTTTAAAATTTTTATTTTTTCATCTAGTAATCCACTAGGAGGATTCCAATATTTTTTAGCTTTTCTGTAGTCTTTTATTGCTTGATTGAATTCTCCTAAATGTTCTTCTGCCATTCCCCTAAGAAAATAGGGATAAAATGTAGTATTCATAGTTTCGATAGCAGAAACTGTTATTGGCTTGGAAAGTTTTGTTGCAACATCAGCAAAAGCTTTCATTCTAGGATAATCTTCTAATTCCATGCAGCTTTTTGCTGCTCCAATATATCCATCCGGCCACCCAGGATATATAGCAATACAGTCTAAATCAGAATTTATAGCTCTTGCATGATCACCTTTCATTCTATAAAGTTCCGAAATTCTTATTTGTGCCAGATAATAATCATCATTTATTTCTCCAGAGAGAGCTTTATAATTTTCGAAAGCAAGAATAGCTGCATCTGCTAGTTCTTTCTTCTTAGGTCCCATTGATTCGGCGTCTGCTTCCGCCATTGTTTCTCCTGCAAAATAAAAGAATGCGCGAGGTTCTTCTGGATTTTCCTTGACCCATTTTGCAATTATTCTTCTATTTCTTTGACGAGCTCCACGATCTTCTCCGCTTTTTCTTTGATGTTCTATCCACAAATCGTTTCTTCTAGAAAATTGAATTCCAGGTTCGCCCGCACATACTTCATGAATTGGATATTTCCATTCCCACTTTGCGGATGTTGATAAAATTCTTTCACGCCACTGTTCTACTACAACTTTTCCTGAAGATGGTTCTATAGCATAATCATATCTGACAAAGACTCCTTTAGAATAAGGATCTATATCTAAAAGAATATCTTTTAGAGTTTTTCCGTCTTCAACTCTAAAAATGTCATCTGAATCAACCCACATAATCCAATCAAATTTATCTTTTGGAACCATATTAAATGATTGGTTGCGAGCTAGAGCAAAATTATCATCCCAAACAAATTTCTCAATAGTGATAGGGATATTCAGAATATTCAATTCAAGCGTAAGAGATTTATAGCTCTCTTCGTTTTTGCCATTATAGGCAATAAAAATTTCATCCACATGTAGCTCTAATGAATGAAATAATCTAACTATCTCGTCTGCATGATATGCGTCCCCAAGAATTAAGCACGCAGCTACCGCAACTCTATTCTGTGTTGTCAATTTCTTCCTCATCGTGTTTTACATTGCGTCCAAGAATAATATTGAAGAATTTTCTTAGTCCGCTTCTTTCATCATCTGTAAGATTAACATCGCTCAGTTTTTGTTGTTTATTTGATTGATCAATAATTCCTTCGATTGCTCTATTTTTAAAGTCAAGATCGCGTTGTTCCGTCATCTCCTTTAGTCTTCTTTCTAGGGCTTTGTGAGTAAGAGTGGGAATACCAAGTTCTTTCAATACCGCAATCATATCTACTTCTGCTATTTCTCCACGAGAGTTTGCTATACCGCCAATGATTAATCTTAAAGTTTCAACATCCTTAGGGTCAAATCCTGTAGTAACTTTAGTACAACTTGGCCCTCCAGAACCATAATTGGCTTCTAAAAGTTGAGGAATCATATATCTATTAATAAGATCGTCAATTTCTTCCATCACGACTGCTTGAGATTCAAAGAATATATCTCCCATTTCTTTAGCAACATTTCTAGAACTCGTTCCTCCGCCACCCTCAACGAGAGCTTGTTCGGGAATTAAAATTGATCTAAGTTTTTGAATATCAAGATATTCAAAGGCTTCATTGAGAGCATTAAAGTTGGCTTCAGATTTTAATTGTTCTACTGCCCATCTTCTTAGAGATGTTGCTCTTTCATCGGCTGCATTTCTTACAGTATCTCCAGGAATGGCGGCGTTTGCACCACTTCTAAGTTGTTCAGCAAGATTAAGAGCTTCAGTTCCTAAGTCAACTGGATTACCTTCAATGTCAAACACGTCTTCAGTTGGATAGAAGACCATAACTGGAGGGTCGCCCCATTTTTCAAATGCTCTGTCTGAAAGACCAAACTTATACCAATAACTCCACCAAAATCTATACGCATATCCAATTCTTGGATATCCAAACAAACTTCCAAATTCAGAATCTTTTTCGTTTGTGGCCCAAAGCGCCCAATCTAATGGAACATTTGCTGGTCTTCCCGTTCCTCCTCCAAACGAAAACGAACTAAATGAAGAAAATCCAGGAATAAAATCTATGCCAACGAATTCACCTTTTGAATTAAATTTTGGTCTTGCATATCTCGGGTTAAGAGGAGTGAATGGTTTCCATACCAAAGCTTTAACATTCTTATCTGGCCATACTTCTTTGTCTTCATTTGTTTCCGGGTCAATATATGTCCAATCCGGCTGTATATATTCAAATCTCTTAATAATTGGACTAAATCCATAATCAAAACAATTTGCCCACGCAAGAATAAAGCGACCATATATTCTTCTCAAAGCATAATCTATAAATGCTGCTCGCTGAGGATCTGTGGACTCAATATGCCAATGTGCTCTAACAAGAGGAACTTTACAAAACAAAAGTCCAAAAGCTAGAATAGGATCGCGCCTCATTTGTTCTAATTTATTTAGAGGAATTTTCGTAACATT